CTATTTTCTTTAAATTGTAATATCCTATCAGCAAAAGTTTCTAATTTAACTATATTTTCACCATCCCTTATAACCACATCAACACTACCCAGTCCTTCTGGAAAAGTATCAAATCTATTTACTTGGCTTTTTAATATTCTGTCTGGATGAGTTTTCCCATTTTGTTTTATATTCCCTATATAAGCACGCCTACCTTGCACAACAGCAGTTTTATACTGAGCATCTATAGATAATACTTCTGTAGAAAAACCATTAATATTTTTAAAAGTATCAACATTATTAGATGAAGATGGTGATATATTTTTTATTATTGAAGTTTTACTTAATATAGGAGCAGTGGCATCTGATGTATTTACAGCATCATAAGCCACAATATCAGCATCAGTAGTCCATTTAAAACCTTTGTTTATAAAATCTAATTCTCCAATTAAAAAATAATTGTCATTCTCTTCAACTTTCCAATATAATCTAGCCCCGCTTATTCTTTTATCAAGAGAGTACGCATCCCCAGCTAAATTATTAGTGCACATATAAGTATCAAATCTAAATAAACATGGATTTTTCAGAATTACAACTTTATTAACATTTACAGCATTTATTTTGTATGCATCATCATCTGCTGTATCCCAACTATTATCACTACCATATAATAAATCAGATGCATCAGCAGTGGTATTAGTGCTATCGTCAATAAATCCTTCGCTACCATCAGTTATATTTTGTATTAGCCTACCTATCAAATTATCATTTGGTCCAAATGAAGCAGCTGAATCTATCATGTCAGTATCAGAATCACCACCTGTATGGGTACCTGTTAATTCTGGGCTAATATCTCCAAACTGAAAAGGAAGAGATTCTTGCTTTCTTTCAGCATCATATAACCAAGTATAATGAAATGTATATACGCCAGGTTGGAAACCATCTAAAGCAGCGTCAGTGACTAAAGGAGCACTAGCAAAAAATGTAGGTGAAGCATTACCAGATTCTGTACTACTTTGATAAACAAACATTCCCCAAGCAGTAAAATCATCACCCCAATCTGGAGGAGTGCTTGCAATAGAATCATAAGTATCTTTAGCACATACTATTAAATTCCAACAATCAGGTACTATATCATTCTTATTTACTGCCCATGTATAATTCCCACTGCCTGTACCGCAATCTACATGGACTTTATCTAGTTTATTATATTCTCTCCCACTTGTAATAAATATAGCAATAGCAAAATTTGTGCTATCATCTATTGTATAATTAAGTCCACTATCTGATATATGAGAGTAATATGCATTTCCGCTTGTTATAACTTTTACTTGATTCTTTAAAAATTGGTAAGGATATTTGTAAAGATTGGTTGATGCTCCTACATTGACACCTGTTGCCTGAACATAAGCCCAATTAGCAGCTAAATCTGGTTGTAATTCACTATATTGAATCCCAACTCTTAAATTAACTGATGCTGGTTCTACAACATCAGGTACTCCTAAATCTACAGCACCATCTATAGCGGTCCCTATATATTCTGCATTTGCAGAATCAATACCATTTGTCTCAGTACCCTCATATGCTGTAGATATTAAACATTTCCCCACTGTTGGTTTTGATAAAGATTGATCTACATTAACCCAAGCAGCAGAAGGACCAACAGCATTTAAAGATGCAAATCTTTGATCTTCTATATATCCAAACCATTGACTGTCTTGTGAAAAAGCAGCATCAGATACTCTTACTACACCATCAGCTGAATAATAAACTGGTGAAATTGCCCCTCCAAATGTAATTTTATCAGTACCCCAACCTGCGCTATCTTTTGCATCTATATTTGTATCGTTTGTATCATAATTAAATATTATAGTTTCATTTGCAGAACTACCATCTAATTTTCTATCACTGTCTAAAACATATAGACCTCTATTTGGTAAAATTGTTAGAGTATTGCTGGTGGCCGTAGATGAAATAGTCCCAACTGTAGAAAGTTTACCAACCTTATCTATATTTATATCATATAAAGATACTGATTCATATTCATTAATATCTCTTGGATCAGAATTTGAATTTATACCACCATGAAATGCAGTTATTTTATAAGTCTGCTTCGGCACTTTCTTCCAACCTTGTGGGTATTATCAAAAAATACTATATATTTACATGATGTTGAGCCATGTTGGTATGTTACTTTAGGAACTACTATAGTCATTCTTTTATCTCCACATGAACTAAGTCATCAAAATTATTATCTTTAATTTCACCATCTGAATCCCAGTCACCACCCCAGCGAATATCGACACCCATTTGTTGTCCTATGCCTCTAAGCATACCACCCATATAATGGAATCTTTCACGGTCTTCCCAATCAACAGGATAAGGAGCAAGGTCGACAGCTTTTCCTTCCATGTGCTTTGAATATTTAACTTTTGTAGCACCTTTTTTAAGTAATTCTGCCTGCCTTTTCTCTGAACGAACGCCTTCAATAATAGTGACATCCATTATTTTTATTAATTTGTTCAGTACATTAACGAGTTTTACGTTTACGCCTTTTAGTCTTTCTTGACTTCTTTTTCCGAACTTTGGCATTTGATTTTCCTTTTTTTGGAGGTCTACCTCTTTTAGACCCATATGTTCCTTTGCCGTATGGCATTTAGAATAAGCCCCATTTAGCTTTAAGAACTGCTTTGCCTACATCAATTACTTCTTTCATTACAGCATCTTTCTCTTGCTTTGTAAGCTTGCCATCTCTGTAGCCGTCTTCTAATTTCTTTAGAACATCACCAAATTCTTTGACTATGTTCTTATATTTAGCAGCTACAAGAGTAGCAATACCAGCCATAATAATACCGCCCATATAGAAGGCGTTTGTCCAACTTACCCATTCGCTCATATTAACTCCTTTTTATTTTAATAATGATGCCCCAGATATTGGAGAGGATTAATGTATGTAAGGGGGATATCCAGAGCATCATAGTAATTTCATTATTATTGATACAACAACGGGGACAACAAGAATACCAATAGAGCCAACAGTGCCCACTTTAGCCAAGTTAGTTTTATTTTCCTGTACTTGTCCATTAATCTTTTCGATATTCCTTTCAACTCTTTGCAGTGTTTTAAAGATACTTATCTGACGCTCCTCTAATTTAACAAGTCTTGCTGTGTTTTCAGCTCTGTATTCTGCTACTGTCAATCTAGTGCCTGCCATTTATTCTACTCACATTTCCTTTTATTTCCATAAGAACATCAGACATATCGTTAATCTCTTTAACAACATCTTCATGTCGTCTATCTCTTGTTTCATCACTACGGTTCCATCTATCTAAGAATTTAAGCACAATAGATTCAATATTGGAAATCCTTACAGATTGTTCTTCATTTTCTACTTTAAGGTCTTCAAGTGCTTCAGCCTGTTGACTGGCTCTCTTGCTCATAGAATAAACTAAAAACATAAACATTGCACCTACAACACCTATCATCCCCGCTTCTGAGTAGAGTGTTAAAAATTCCTTCATTTGATTTAATTCCTTGGCAAGCTACCATGTGTACTTACATAATGATTTATTTTAGCTAATATCTCACTAAAAGACATAGCCCTTACTTTTTCTTTTTCTTTCGCCAACTTAATGGGTTTAGGTTTAATTCTTTTTGATACCATTGCAATTCTTCTTCCATCTTTTTGTATCTTTGTTGTTCATCTATTATATGTCTATCAACCAGTTCACCGATCTGGGCAGTCGAAGTAGCCATCCCGTCCTCAAGGGCTTCGATACGTGCGATAATATTCCAGAAACCGTAAACCAACATCCCACACAGAACCAGAATCTGTCCCAACCATTTAATGTTGAAGGAGAAAACCATGTTATCATCCACGAGAGTTCCCCTATAGCTTCTGGCTGTAGGTGGTTTACCACTCACTTAATCTCCCAGCCAGCTATTGACCAGCCTGAATCACATCCAGTAAATAATGACACTACACATAAGATAGCCAGCAATAATATCATAAGTCCTACAAATACTTTAAATTCATTTGGCTTCATACTACCATCCAAATTGCTATTGCAGTTTCTACAAAGATATCAGCAGCTGTATTATATGCCCATTTCTTCTTAGTTCCATATACCTCTTCAGTACCTTCTATGAAGTATTCAGCCACTTCCCATAGTACGCCTATTATAAATACAGACATGACAGCCCAGAAATCACTAGCTCCAAGCCATAAAGCTACTTTACATATAAATGCCCCAGCAGCTAAGTGATAAGATGTCCAATGATCTAGTTGACCAGTAGTAAGTTGCCATCTAACAAAATTAGTGATTGGCTTAATCATACCTTATCCTTTACTTAAATGTTTCGATACTACTACATTGTTTTGATACATAGGAACTATCCTAGATAGAAGATCTGCTTTTGTTTCACTATTACTATAGGATATTCCACGGGTATCATAAAAATCTTTTATTTCATCTTTTGTATTTGAGTCAGTAGGATATTCTGATTGCAATGTAGCAACTCCATTTATAAGATGATGCTTGCCAATTATGAGTCTTCCATGACTATTTGAGTGTTTTTTATCACATTCATCAGTATAGTACTCCTCTATATTCTTAAAGCTATCTGATCGTCTTACTACAGAGCCATCTACTTCTACAAAATAATCATATCCTGACGTAGGGTAAGTCAAGGTTTCAACAGTTCCATCTTTGTATGTCTTGGTTCGGGTGACCCCGGGTGTGGTATTTTTATGGAGTCTGATACGATGACCTTGACTACACCTACGGATTATCATTTATGCCTCAGCTTCTGCCAATTCAGCTTCTTCTTTGGCTTCAGGTTCTTTTAAAGATTCTCGGAGCAAATTAATAAATGCTTCTTTACCTACATCCAATTGCTCTTTTACAAAAGCATTTGTATTCAATTTATTCTGCATATCATTAATATGATTAAGAATCTGTTTAGATTCATCCGACATCTCTTCTATGACATATTCTTTGCCATCAAAGTTTAACATCGGCTTGTCTTTT